GTTTTAAAAGAACGCTGGTATGATGCGCGGCATTGGAGAGATGCCGGAGTGGTCGAACGGGACGGATTCGAAATCCGTTGTACTGGCAACAGTACCTAGGGTTCAAATCCCTATCTCTCCGCCATACGTGAAGTAGACGAAGCCCCCGTAAACGTTAAAGTTTACGGGGGCTTCGTCGTTTCGGGTGGTTGGGTTAGGGCAAATTTAGGGCAGATTATCGACCCCTCAGACCGCGTTAGGGCGGAATAGTCCGCTCGCAATGTCACTATCTTGGATACCATCACCTGTGGATTAGTGAGCATGAACCACTCTTTACGCTCACTAGCTTTATGTAGGGCGATGCAGCACGAGGATCGGGTCCAAGGCTTGGCATCCCATTTATGCCTCGGTCGGTCGTTGGTTAGCGACCTTATCTACCCTGAATTTCCACGCACTCAATGTGGTAGTCCCTCTCACCGGCCATTCGTCGGCGAGGTCAGGGAAAGGCTGAAAAGCGGGGCGGTTTGTAACGTGGTTGCGACTCCTAAGCAGGCGCTATGCTAGTATCACTGGCTTGAAGCAACCCGCTTATCAGTCTAGGAGCTGACTGTGTCCGTCGTCGTCAAATACCAGGTCTCCCTCTTTGTTTCTTTCCAGCCCTTTACGGCGGGTCCGGAGAGCTTTAAGAATGCATTCGAGGTTTTCTTTCCGCGAGGGTTTTTCCCAAGCACGGTACAAGAGCAGGCACCAGGCGGACCTGTAGCAGAACGTTTGTCCTTGACTAACAATACCTTAGGGATAAACGTTCAGTTCCTTTCAAACCGGATTGACTTCCTAGCAATGCCTTTCGCAAATTCCCAGGCCAAGTTGACCCTTGAGCGATTTGTTGAGGAGGTGCGTGCGTTAATCGGTATGATCTTGGGTCTCCATCGGCCGCGTGTTGATCGTCTTGCGCTCATGACTGAGCGGATGATTGACAATTTGTCGGCTGACGCGCTCGAACAGGCACGTAAACGTTTCATCAACTCAGGCATTGATGAATATGAGGATGCGTCGAATGTCGAGTGGTCCATTCGTCAGGTCGTCCGTACGCCACTGAGCGAGGATTTCGGTGTAGTCTGTAACCGTATCTATGCTCTTTCTAAAGGCACGGTTCAGCTAGGTGATGTTACGGGCGTCCGTTCATTCGAAGCAATCCAGATTGCACTTGACATCAACACGCTTCCGTTGCCAGGGCAGGAATTTGACGTGGAGAGTATTCAGCTCTTCCTGTCGCGCGTCTTGCCCTCGCATAACGTCTTGCTTGAAAAGATTGAGAACCGCATCCATGGCCATTGATTCCGTCGTATTTTCAACGTCAGGCATCAGTGCAAGCTCTTCTGCAACGGGCTCGGTGATCGCGCCTTCAACGGAGGTTTTTGAAAGCCTCACAGCTACAAACCATGGTGAGAAATTTGCTAGCGCGGTGACGGCAAACCATCACAGTGTAACGGAGCGCCCCAGCTACACAGTTTTGTCATCTGATACACCAAACGTAGCTCTTCAACAGCGTCAAATTCTTGATAAGCAAAGAAAGATCAAAGAGTTCAGCGCCGAGTTCTATCGGACAATTGAGCATGATCACTTTGAGTTTGGGGTCACAGCTAATATCGAGCGAATGGTTGAAAGATGGATTGCGCGTGACCTGAAGACAACTCAGTTGGCGCTCGCTCAGCTTTTTCAGGACAACCAGCGCAGCGAAAAAATTGTCATCGGTATTCTGAAAGTCATCGCTCATATTGACCCCGAGACCTTGCAGCCGATGAATCGTACAGTCGCTTGCAGCGCTCTTGGCCTACCCTCTGCAGAGGTTCGCGAATGCGCCGTTAGGGCTTATGAATATTGGGAACGCGCTGACTTCATGGTTGACTTGGAAATTCGTCCGCTAAGTCCTGCATGGCTAGAGGAGTACAAGCAGACTGTTATCGCTGAGGCGAAAGGTTGATATGGGCTTTTTCGTTCGTAAAATCAGCAAAGGTAAGTGGCGGAATGACTCCGACGAACCGGTCATTAAAGCTGATGCTTTGACTAGCTGCCTTAGGACGAGTGGAAATACTCTTTCTTTCTGGCGCATCGAGGATCTAGCTCAGATCGAGGACGCTAAACTTGCTATAGCCGCATCTAATAGCAATCTCGATACCTTTGACATCGTTGTCTTCACCAGTGAGGAGATGGAAGGCTTTGGTGCTCCGATCAAGGAGACCAGAGGGGACACGGCGTGCAGGGATTTAGCTGATTCGCATCGAGATCTGGCAGAGCTCAATTCCGATCACCTGATCAGGGTGTCCCACGCAGTTCTGCAAAAGGTGAAAGCTGATGATATTGAGCGAGTGTCGATGCCGAAAGTAAAGATTATGATGTTGGCAGCTGCCAACAGTGATCGCCTCGACCTGGATCGTTTGTCTGATTCAGTGAAGATCAAAATTGGCTTGCCAGTACCGGAAAAACCAGTTTGCACCTGCGGTGCGGGTGCAGCGCCTTAGGATCAACTCAAGGGCGTTTCGGGTCGGTCTGGCCATCATATCCCGCATGACAGCTGTTCTACTGTCATGCGGAGGCTTATCGCGTAGGGTTTACGCCCAATTTCTATAGCCATGACCCCAAGATCCATCATTGCTTAAAAACCAGCGGGTGCCGTTTTTTCATTGCCGATAGGGTAATCCGTCAGCGAAGCCCATCATTTTTGAAACTATATCCGCCATGCTTTTGGTGTCCTTCGAGATCCACCGGCCGTAGTGCTTGCGCACCATAGTCGTGTCGCTGTGGCCTAGTTGGCGGGCCACCCATTCAATTGGGACGTAGCTTGACAGTGCTTGGCTCGCGAACGTGTGGCGTGCCTGGTTGGCGCCTCGATGGCGAATACCTGCTTTCTCAAGGTGGGCGGTGAACCAGTTGCTGACGGTCTTGCCGTTCCACAGCAGACCGCTCGTGGAGCTGCGGAACAGGAAGCGGACTTTTTCATGCTTCTTCGTGATGTTGTCTCGCTGCACAACGGTGATGTAATTGGGTTCCGCGTCCTTTGCTTCGGCCACAATCATGGTCAGCAGCTCCAAGGCCGGCGCGATCAGCTCCACCGTACGAATGCGCGAGCGCTCCTTCGGTACCTTGAATTCCCCTGCGACCAGGGCGCGGCGAATTGTCAGGGTGCCAGTCACCAGGTCGACGTCCTCGACCCCTGCCGCGATCAACTCGGACAGAGACAGCCCGGCCCAACAGTTGAAGACGATCATCCGGCTGTCTGCCATGCGCTCAGGGTCGGCGGCGGCTATCCGCTCGATTTCGCTCCGGGTGAATGGGTCGGCGAACTCGCTGTCGCTGTCGGACTGGATGTTCTCGATTCGCTCCAGGGGGTTGAGTTTGATAATCTCATCGCTGAATGCGTCCCCCCACACCCCCCTTATAATCGTGAAGACGTCATTTACAGTTTTTGGTTTGAGGCCATTAGTGAGCAGCTCAGCTTGGAATAATTCCAGCTCGCTCTTGGGGATGCTTGCGATTGTTCTACCTGTGAATTTTTTCCTAACGTGTTCGGACTTACTCTTGTAGTTGATAAATGTACTGTGGGCCTTTTTGACCTTGGCAACTTTAAGCCACTGGGCTATCCCTTCGTCTACGGTCCTTTTGGCTGGTTCATTGGGAAGCTCTTGTCGAGCTTTGAGCCAAACCGAATCGGGGAAGTGTGCCGCATAGTCAAAGCGGTTTTCCTTGATCTCCGCAAGTATCGTTCTGCGTTTATTGTCCGCGTAGGCAATGGCGGCTTTGTTGATCTTGGCAACGTTACGTAGCGGCTCGCGGCGGCGTTCGCCTTCAAACATAAAGGCGATCCGCAGAAGGTTGCCATTGATGTCGACGCCTTTCGGCAAAGCGTCGACACCTTGTGGAAGCTTCACGCTCATGGGCGGCCGGCCATCCAGTTTTCGATTTCAACACGGTTGTAAACAATGACATTGGCTGGATCAGTCCGCCATTGTTTTTCCTCCAGCCAGATTCCACGATCGCGATACTTGCGAACGGCCTCGGTGCTGAGTCCGAAGATCGGGAAGAGAAGTTCCTTTCGTATCCAGGTGGAAGGTGTTATCAGAAGTTGCACTGTTTCGCTTTGGGTAGCAGCTTCATGGACTGGCTTAATCTGTGGCTTGGCCATTTATATATTCTCCAACTTACCGAATAGGGCGCAGGCGTTTGACCTGCTGGAGTTTCTTTGCAGCCACATTGGCCATATAGGATTCCCATTCCACGCTTTTCTGCTGTTGCCGGATTTGACTGCAGCGGGCATGGTTTCGGGTTGAGCGTGCTTTGCCGCAGATGTCGCACATCGCCGGAAGGTCGAGGCTATGAGAGGCGATGCGCGGCCGCGTTCTTCTCGCATCAGTCATGGCGCTGCTCCAGTACGCGGCTGTAGTCGATCCGGTAGCGTTTCCCGTTTTTGATGTTCTGGACTGAGATCGTCCCTGGGTGGGCTGCAGTGGGGTGGCTGACCACTTCGACGCGCGCGTGATGTGTGCCCCGGTCTACCACCAGCTTGCTGCCGATCGGGTAGGCCTGTTCAACGGCTGAGTTCAGGTTGTGTCGGGCTGCCTCCAGCCATGCGCTGGCAGCGTTGAGGTCGGGGGGAGGATTGACGAGGTCGGGCTTGTAGCCCTCCGCTTTGTCGAGGCAGCGGCAGGGCGTGACACTCGCGCAGTGGGCACCGGAGAGCAGGGTGTTGCTGTCGGGCTTGCAGCCCTCGGCATTTACCTGGCGGTGGCACTCGATCTCTGCGATAAGCTCCAGCACATCTGTGGGCGGTACCATTATCCTGTACACGACGGACGTGGTTTCATTCGACGGCTTAGCAGCGGCCCATTCAGCCGCCCACTTAATTTGCAGGATTTCCATGCGTGTAGTGGTCACAGCGAATACCTCCCATGCACTCGGCGAGCGTTCGAACTGAGGGCCAGATGCTCAAGTTTCGTGGCGCTGTTTACAGTCGGTAACGTGCCTATCACTGAGCTTCGGTCGATGCTGCTGCGATGCAGCTCGACCAAGGCGGTGATCAGTGCCACGACAAGTGCAAGGCTGATCAACTGCCAGGTGCGTGTTGAGTTAGGCACGTGGGCATCCCTCGTTAAGCTGGCGTAGCACCTGCTTGCTGGCCAGCTCGAACAGTTCGACGGCGGATACCGGCGTGACGGATTGCTCGCAGTTGCGCACCGCTTCAAACCGAGTTTGGTACAGCCCGGCCTGGCCGAGCCAAGCGGCTGCGTTGAGTACGTCAGGTGCTGGGTGCTCGTATTGATGGACGATCTGCATGGCCTGGTCGAAGGTCATCGCACGGCCTTTGAAGTACCAGGCGGGATTGTCAGCGTTGGTCAGTACCAAAGTGTCCAGCAACGGCACTGAGGCGTCTGCATTCCAGTTGTCGAGGATCTGGCTCAGGCCGAGCGCCTTGGCGATGGCCGGGGCGTTGGTGGTCTTGCCGCATCCAGCTGGACCATGGACGAGGCAGCTGGGAGGGGTATGAATCGTCATGCTTCAGCTCCCGCAGTTGCGGCGCTCGGGGTGCTGCGCAGTTGGGCGTGGATCCGCTTGGCCAAGTCGTCAATGACGTCAGCCTGGGCACCTGCTCGCGTTGCCTCGGCTTCGGTCTTCAAGGCTTTGAATGTGCGCTCAGCCAGGCGCATCGTGGACGAAGCGCTGACCAGCTTCTCGTAGTCCACCTTGGTCACCGCGAGGCCCGTATACGACATGATTCGGGCCTCAAGCTCCCTGATGCTTGCCTTGAGCGCGGTGATGCTGGCTCGACGCGCGGCAAGCTCCACATTGCTGGTTTCCTGAGTGCGCAGCAGCTCTGCGCGTAGATCGTCCAGGGCCTGTTTGGCTTCCTTGAGCTGCAGGCTCAAGGTCTGGTCGTGGAAGGTTTTACCGGCTTCGAAGCCTCGGGCATAAGCAAGGCGGCGTGCTTTGGCGATCAGGAAGGGAAGGATGACCAGGGTGATCATCCAGCCAATACCGGCGGCGAGTGCGTACTGATGTGGTTGCATGTGCTGTGCTCCATAGTGCCCAGCACCGGCCGGAGGTGTGGTGATGGCCAGGTGCTGGATGCGATGCCCCTGATGGCCGGGGCCGCCTCTGCTATGCCGTCTGCTTCGCTTGGGTGTCGAGGTAGTCGGCGAGGTCATGCAGGTAAATCACGTACTGCGCACGGGCTGAGTGGTGCAGCTTTGAAGGCTTCAGCCCAATCTTTCCGGCGTTGATCAGCTCCCTGAACCGGCGGTCTGTCTTGATATGAGGGAAGTAGTGCTCACGCACCGCAGTCAATGTCGGACAGGGAGTGGTCCACTGCTTGCGTAGCTGCCCAAGGGTGTCTGTCATGGGCGCTCCCCACGCCCCTCGGGGATCTGGCCGAGCTTCGTGCGTACTGCTTCGGCGAGCGCGGTCTTGCAGCTGCCGTATGCAGTCGCGTAGACCTCTCCCTGATCGTTGGTCACAACGGTGCCGAAGGGATGGTGCTCGTCGGTTGTGGGAGTGATGTAGGCATGCAAGCCTTCCGGTAATACCTGGCTCACACAGTCCAGCGCTTCTATCAGGGCGATAGCGCGCTGGATCTGCTGTCCCGACTCAGTTCGGCCATTGGCCACGTCCTGCAGGAAGTCGCGCAGGGACATGTACTTGGTCGAGTCGCCGCGGCGCAGCGTGATCGAGCCCGTGAATGGACCGAAGCGGACCTGCAGGTGATGATCGCGGTCGTCGTTCTCCACGTGGATATGCGCATCGACGATGGTTTCAGGGCGTCTCAGCGGGCAGGTGGCGCTGCCGCCGTGCTCCAGCGTCCCTTCAAGAAGCATCACTCGACGCAGATTGATGGTGAATTCGTTCATGCCTCACCCCCATTGGGGATGGCGCGGACATGACCGGCAGGGGAGACGACCAGACGAAGCCCGGTTGAGCGTTGAAAGGCTTCAACGGTGGAAGGGCGGGTGCAGGTGGTTGGGTGCAGGTAGACCTTACACCCACTGTTTGGCTGTGCAGTTGGCATTTCTGGACCTCGGTGGTGAGAGGATAGAGGTCCAGACAATACTCAAACGAATTTAGTCGGTCAATACCTTTTCGTATTGATCGTATGAGCGGTGTGGTTAGAAGATTTCCAGCTTGGACACCACAACCCCGCAGATCGATGCATCTTCGGGTAGCTCGATAATCGGATCCGGCCAAGATGGGTTCAGCGGCTTCAAAAACCTCCGCGACCCCTCTAGAACCAGTTGTTTAAAGGTTGCTTCCTTACTGTCGGCAAGCTTGGCAATTACCAACGATCCGTTCTCGTAGTCCTTGTTCGGATCGACAAAAATTATGTCGCCATCAAGGAATGAGCGCCTCTCATGGGGGTTGTACATCGATAGGCCCCGCACCCTCAGCGCAAAGGTCGCGCTGCTATGTGAAACCGCGCAAGGTAGCCAGTTTTCTACGTCCTGCAGTTCAAGCACATCTTGCATTTCACACCACGTTCCCGCCTGTACCCAAGAAATCAGCGGGACGAATCCGCGAATACGTGGACCTGGTTCGATGTTGGAGTGCGGGCCGGTCACGATGTCAGGCGCTTCCCCGCCTTTCCAAAGCCACTCGCTGGTCACGCCCAGGGCTTTCGCCAGCTTCTCTACGTTTGCCTGGCGTGGGCTTGCCGAAGTCCCGGTGAGGATGCGGTGGATAGTCGGCTGCGGTACCCCTGAGCGTCTTCCTAATTCCCCTTCGGACCACTCCAGTTCATGCATTCGCTGTGCTACGCGCTTTCCTATCACGGCCTTTGCTCTGATTCGTTTACGTATCGGAATTGTATTGCTCTGTTTAATTCGTTTGGGTATTATCATTCCAATTCGATAACGCATCGGTGGGTGCAATGACCATTCAAGAGATGCTTCAAAAGCTGATTGATCTGGGGTTTTCGCAACGTGCGATCGCAGATCGGGTTGGCGTTACGCAGCCAACTATCTATCGAGCCACAAAAGGCGCAGCCGTCCGCTATGAGGTGGGTAAGGCTATTGAGCTGTTCTATGAAGAGCAAAAAAAGGTTGTTGAAAAGCAGCAAAAGTAAGGACTGCTGAGCTGAGGCCTCTCACCACAAGATCCCTCAGCTCAGCGAGCGCGGCGCAAAAGCGCCGTTGTACCCGCCATCCGGTTGCCTCTCACCACAAGATTCGCCGGATGACTAGAACCGCGTGAAATGCCCGCACAGCACGCAAAGCACAACACACCGGTCGTATTCACAGGATAGGATGTTGAAAGCCCTGTGACTACACCGTAAACCGAGGATTTACGGTTATGAGTCGCATTGATCTATTGCCGGACGCCGGTCCGGTCCTCGCATTGCGACAGGCGCTCTATCGCGCTGGTCGCGACTATCACGGTGGCATCACCAAGCTGGCCTTCGACATGGTCATGGACGTGGATGCCCTGCAGAAGAAGCTTCACCCCACCGAAGAGCGTCGCTGGCCCAGCCCGGACGAGATTGAAGAAATCGTCCGCTGGACTGGTGATCCTCGGCTGCTTGATGCGCTCGTCCGTCCGGGAGGTGCCGTCTGGTACCGCCCGGAGCCTGTCCCAGCGACCAATGAAGCGCTGCAGGCAGTAGCGAAGCTGCTTGAGGAGTCCAGCGAGTTTGTCGGTACTTTGCACGACGGCGCCGCTGACAACGTGTGGACGGCTGCCGAAGTGCTCGACCTTGAGCTGCGCGGCATGGATGTGATCCGCCAGGTGCTGGCCATTATGGCGGGTGCCCGTCAGGCCATGGAGGACGAAGCTCATGGCTGATGTGATCGATGTGGCCAATGACCAGGCCGACTACCACCTGCAGGTGGCGCTTCAGCGCCGCGTTCGTCCAGCGATTAAGCCGAGCGCGCAGTTCTGCGAAGACTGCGATGAACCAATCCCGGAGGTGCGGCAGCAACTGGTGGCGGGGTGCGAGACCTGCATCAGCTGCCAGGAACTGCGGGAGCGCCGCAGATGAGCGAGCGCCCAACCTCTACCACAGCTGATTGGGCGCGGCGGTACATTGAAGCCTTCGATCTCGCCTTGGTTCCGATTGAACCAGGTGAGAAGGGGCCGAAGGGTGCCGGCTGGAACAAGCCAGGTGGGTACTTCACGGACGCCTCAAAGGCTGAGGCGTTTTGGACTGCGAGCCCGAATCACAACCTCGGTGTTGTGCTCGGGCCGAGTCGTGTCTGTTCGCTGGACGTTGATGATGTCGAGCTGACCCGGCAGGTACTACAGCAAACGCTTGGGCTCGATGTCGACGCACTCGCTGACGCGTACCCGACCTCTGTTGGCAACCCTGAACGATTCCGGGTGATGTTCCGCGTCCCCGAGGGTGTGGAGCTGAGTCGCCACGCCCTGGTTTGGCCTAACAAGAACGACCCCGATGGCACCATCTACAAGGGGCTCATGGCGCAAGTGAAGGCGGCTCAAAACGAGGGCGACCCTGCCCGCGAAGCGGCTTTCCGCATGGCTGCTGAGCCCTTCAAGAAAGTGACAGTTTTCGAACTTCGGGGCGGCCAGGTGCAGGACGTCCTACCACCATCCATTCACCCGGGCACTCGTAAGCCATACACATGGCGTACCGCGCCGAATGCAGACGGTTTACCAGAGTTGCCAGCCGACTTGTTGGCCATCTGGCAGGATTGGGATGAGTTCAAGCCGAAGGGGGAGGCGGTTTGTCCTTGGAAGCCGAAGGCGGCAACGCCTGCCCCCGCAGCTCGTCCCCTGGCCAAGTCATTGCCAGCTGCAGCTCGATCTGGTGATCGGCTCCCCGAAGTCATCCCAGAGTTCAATCGCGTACATGACATTGCCACGATGATTGAAGCGCACGGATACAAGCGCATGGACGGGAAGTGGTTGAGCCCACACAGCAGTTCAGGGCTGCCCGGTGTGGCGATCAAGGATGGCAAGCTTTACTCGCATCACACTTCTGATCCGCTTGCGAATGGACACAAGAACGATGCGTTTGATGTGTTCTGCATCCTGACGCACGATGGCGACCAGAAGGCTGCGACCAGGGCTGCTGCTCAGATCCTCGGTATTGACGCGAAGTCCCGCCCACCTGCTCCGCCACCATTGGGTGAGCTTCCCCATGCCCCATCGGTTGTCGAGCAGGCCGAGTTGCCTCCGCTCGCCGGCAGCGATGCCGAGCAGCTTCCCCGCGCCCCATCGGACGTTGAGGCGTCCAGCTCGGCCGCCTCCTCGGCCTCCGGGGGGGAGGGGGCGGATGGTCTGGTGCTGAAGAGCGCCATGCGCCGATTCGCCCTGGTTGAGGGCTCCACCAACGTGTGGGATCTCGACAAAGGTCAGTCGATGAAGCGCACCGGATTCGAGGCGCTGGTGGGCAAGCCGCTCGCCAAGCAGTGGATGGAGCGGACAGATAAAAAGCTGATGTCGCTCGACCAAGTGAAAGAGCTGGAGCAGGTTAAAAGACTGGCGGCAAAGAAGGGTGGCGCTCTGAAGCTGGACCCCATTGAGCGGTACGTCTACATCGACGGCACCAAGGATGTCTGGGATCGGGAGAAGAAGCGCCGTATCCCTGAAGGCGCGGTCAAGATGGCCTTGGGTGACGAATACAAGTGGTGGCTGAACAGCCAGGATCGCCGTGTTGTCGACGTGGACCACATCGTGTTCGATCCGACCATGACCAAAGATCCGGCTATCTATATCAACACCTTCGAGGGTTTGCCGCTCGAGCCCGTGCGTAATGACGCGGCCTGCGAGAACTTGCGCTGGCTGATCTCATTCCTGTGCAACCACGATGCGGAAGCGCTTGAGTGGCTCATCAAGTGGCTGGCTTATCCGCTACAGCATATGGGCGCGAAGATGGACACGGCGATCCTGTTCCACTCCACCATGGAGGGCTCAGGCAAAAGCCTCATGTTCGCGGACGTTATGGGCGAGCTGTATGGCCAATATGGCGCAACGGTCGGGCAGACCCAATTGGAAGGCAGCTTCAACGCCTGGCAGAGCCGCAAGCTGTGGGCGGTGTTTGAAGAGGTTGTCAGCCGCGACCAGCGCTACAACCAAGTAGGCAAGATCAAGCACATGATCACTGGCAAGACGGTGCGCATGGAATCGAAGTTCATCAACGGCTGGGAAGAGGCCAACCACATGAACTCGGCGTTCCTCAGCAACGAGATCATGCCGTGGCCGATCAGCGAAGACGACCGACGGATGCTGGTGATGTGGCCTCTTGAGACGCTACCGCCGGAGCGCCAGAAGGCGATTAGCCGGGAACTGGCGAACGGTGGAGTGGCTGCCTTGTACGGCTGGTTGCTTGATGTCGAGCTGGGAGAATTCAACCAGCGTACACGACCGCCCAAGACTGAAGCTCGCCAGCGCCTGGTCGAGTTGAGCCGCACTGCTTGGCAGACCTTCTTCTATCTCTGGCGTGCCGGTGAGTTGGGGCACGGCCTGTGGGGCTGCGCGCTGACAAGCGATGTGTACGCCATGTTCGCCGAGTGGTGCTCCCACAACCGGGAAAGCGTGATGAGCCAGACGAAGTTCTCGCTGATGCTCAGCGCGAAGGTTGAGAAGACCCGCGCGATCCCCTGGACCGATGGCAGCAACCGGCGATTTGCCGCGTTCTTCTTTCCTGATGATGGTGATCCTTCCCTGCCCCCATCCATGAAGTCGGCCGAGCTGGGCAAGAACGTCGTCGAGTGGCGTGCCAGAGCAAAGTTGGCTGGCTGGAACGTTGATGGCTGGGACCACGTGAAGAGGGTGCTTGCGGCATGACTACCTCTATTTGTGTGTTGGGTGTGTTGGGTTTGTGTCGGGTTGGATTGGTCTACCCAACACAGTCGGATTGCCCGAAATCATTGGCTTTCACGGGTAGTGTGTTGGGTGTGTTGGGTTTGTCCACGCACGCGCGCGTGCGCGTAATTTTTTGGAATGCCATCAACGAAGAAAAAAAACTCTATGCGAGAACCAACAAACCCAACAAACCCAACACACTCAACACACTTTCATCTAATCAACTGATTTCATTGGGTTTTATTTGTGTTGGGTTTGTGTCGGGTTTCGAAAATGTGTGTTGGGTGCAGGTTTGGGGGGAATGGCGATGAGCATGGATCAGGAAGTGGGTCTCCTACTGCGGGTCACGCAGCACCAGATCGATATGGCAGAGCTTATTGATCCCGCCGAGCGCCTGCGCCTGGTGGGCGAACTGATGCACCACTGGGGAGAACAGCGTCGCTTGGTTGGGCTTAAGGCGAGTCTGGGTAGCCAGATGGGGACAATCATGGAATGGAAGGGGGCTGCGCCTCGCGGTGGCGTGTCGGGTCATCGCGTTCTGGTTGCCGGTGCTGGCATGGATTATTCAGCAGCAGAAGTAGATGCTGCTGTCATCCAGTTAGGGCGGCGGGACAAGCGTGGGGAAACGTTGGCCAAGCTGGCGGAGATGCGCTACGTCCTGGGCTTCACCATTCGAGAGCAAATGAGGGTGGTTGGGTTGGCGGAAGATGCAGATCGCACCTATCGCAACTGGGTAAAAGCCCTGCATTTGCAGGTGTTTGCCATCCTTGCTGCCCGCGCTGGCCGCGTCCGGCAGCAAACCGTTCGTCGGGTCACAATGCGCCGAGCGTGCGCCGAAGGTGCGCCGAAGTAGCGCCGAAGCGGATAACCGAAAACACCCTCTTTTCGGTTTTTCCGGTGACCTGTAAAAAGTCACCACGATGTGAAAAGTGCGCTTAGGCGCTGACCCAACAAGCACTGTGCTGTGCAACCCGCCCCGACCAGTCGGTGCATCGATAACCCTGCCAACTTGGCGGGGTTTTCTTTTTCCGGCGCGGTGCTTTGCCAACGAGGCTTACATGAACAGCGAGCAACAAGCGTTAGCCGAGCTGCCAATCTGGATGGTGATTGTGCTGTCCCTGGTCGGTGGTGTGTCGGGAGAGATGTGGCGGGCAGATAAGGCAGGTGCTCGCGGGTGGGGGCTGGTTCGCCGGTTGGCATTGCGGTCTGGTGCCTGTGTCACCTGCGGGCTGTCGACCAACATGCTGCTGTACGCCCTCGGTGTTTCGGTGTGGGCTGCTGCTGCTGTCGGATGCCTGACCGCGATGGCCGGCGCCGATGTGGCGATCAACCTTTACGAGCGCTGGGCCGCCAAGCGCCTGGGCATCGAGCAGGTGCCCCCGCAGGCCGGCGAGCCGGGGCAGTGACCCGACCGGCAGCCCCGGCAGGGCCGGGGACCCTGGCGATATGGCCGGGGTACGGGGCAGGAAACCCGCGCTTCTTTGTTAGCGGGAGGTTCACCAGCTTAGTGAACTGCGGTGAACTGGTTAACCCCCTGAATTCCTTGGGTGAACTGGACGTTTCGACATGACCCACCTGACGAAATCGGAGTTCGCCGCCCGGCACGGATGGTCGAAATCCTACGTTTCTAAACTGGCCAAGCAGGAGCGCTTGGTGCTGACCGACGACGGCAAGGTCGACGTCGACGCCACTGAGCTACTGCTGGCCGAGACCGCTGATCCCAGCAAGGCAGCTGTCGCTGCCCGGCATGAGGAGAACCGCGTCGAGCGGGATGTTCGAAGTCAGCTCCAGCCCGGCCTCGGCCCACTTGCGGTGCCGCAGCCGGATCTCGCGCCCGGCGGGGCTCATAACTTCCAGAAAGCGAAGGCGCACCGCGAGTACTACCTCGCCCAGTTGGCCGAAGCTGAGTTCAACAAAGTCCAGGGCAATCTGGTCGAGCGTAAAGCAGTGGAAGATGCGGCTTACATGGCGGGCCGGATGCTGCGCGACCAGTTGTTCGGTCTCGCGCCGCAGCTCGCCGCCGAGCTTGTGGGTATGAGTGACCCTTGGGAGATCGAAAAGCACCTCGCCGGCGCCTTCCGCCGCGTTCTAACCGAGGTAAGCAAGATGAGCGACGCCGACCTCAATCAAGCCATCACACAGAGCTGAGCCTATGCCCACCGGATACGCAGACGGTGCCGAGGTGTACCGCGAAGCGTATTGCCGAGGGCTGACGCCTGACCCCGAACTGTGGGTTGATGAATGGGCGGACGAGTACATGCGGATCCCGCGTGATACCGGCGCCGCCGAACCCGGCAAATATCGCACCGCGCGCACACCCTACGCACGTGAACCTATGCGCTGTCTTTCTCCCGCGCACCCGTGCAAGCGAGTGGTGACCAAGGTTGCCTCGCAGTTGATGAAGACGCAGATCGCCCTGAACTGGATCGGCGCCCTGATCCACATGGCCCCATCTAACATCCTGACGCTGCTGCCCAGCCTGGGTCTGGCCAAGCGTGTGTCATCCCGGATCGGCAAGACAATTGACGCAACGCCCGAACTCAAGGCGCGCGTGGCGGCTAATCGCTCCAGGGATGCCCGCAACACCATGGACACCAAAGAGTTCGAAGGTGGCACGTTATACGCCACCACCGCGGGCTCAGCTGCCAACCTGTCGGAGCTGTCGGCTCGATATGTCTACGGGGATGAGGTCGACCGCTGGGACGTTGACGTCGACCAAGAGGGCGATGGCATCAAGCTAGCTGAGGCGCGGGGCAGTACCTTCGGCCGCAACGCCAAGTTCTATTTCTCCAGCTCCCCGCTCATCAAGGGGGCCTCGCGGATCGATGACCTGTTCATGATGGGGGACCAGCGGCACTACTACGTACCATGTCCAACCTGTGGGCACATGCAGGTCTTGAAGTGGGAGCGCCTGCTTTACTCCCCTGACTTCAGCACGGTGCACTACCAGTGCGAAGGGCCTGAGTGTGATGTGCTGATCGAGGAGCACCACAAGGCAGAGATGTTGGCCAAGGGTGAATGGCGAGCCCATGCCCAGGGCGACGGCGAGACAGTGAGCTTTCACCTCAATGCGCTCTATGCACCATTGGGTTGGCATTCTTGGACCATGCTGGCCCGCGAGTTCGAGGGGGCAAAGCGTGCCCAGGATCGCGGCGACCTGGAGCCCATGCAGGTGTTCTACAACACCAGGCTTGCAGAGGTCTGGGACAGCGCAGTCGAGCAGACTAAGGCTGAGGTGCTGCAGGCCCGGGCGCTGCAAGAAGACTACGTCCTTGGCACCCTGCCTGTGGGGGCGCTTGCCTTGACGGCCTCCGTCGACGTTCAGGCCAACCGCCTGGAGCTGATGGTGATGGCCTGGGGGGCAGGCATGGAGCGCTGGGTGGTTGATCACCAGGTGATTCCCGGCGATCCGGCCGATGAGCGAACCTGGTCGCTGTTGGATGAGCGGCTGAAGGTTCGGTACCGGCATCCCTGTGGCGTTAACCTCGGCATCCTGGCCACTGGCATCGACTCTGGTGGTCATCACACCCACGAGGTCTACCAGTTCACTCGCGTGCGCCGCTGGCGCAACGTCTTCGCGCTTAAGGGGGCCAGCAAGCCGGGTCGCCCCGTGATCGCCCAGCGCCCGTCGCAAGTAGACGTCACCTGGAAGGGCCAAACCGAGCGTAACGGGGCGGAGCTGTGGATCGTCGGTACCGACACGGCCAAGGACTGGATCTACAACCGCTACAGCTTCGACAAAGGGCCTGGCGCACTCCACTTCGCCAAGGACCTGCCCGACGAGTTCTTCCAGCAGTGCGTGGCTGAACGAAAGGTCGCCCGCTACGTGAAGGGCTACAAGCGGATTGAGTGGGTCAAGGGCAAGGCCGAGCGCAACGAGGCGCTCGACCTGATGGTGTACAACCTGGCCATGGCCAACTTCCTTGGCCTCCACCGCTACGGTGAACAGGACTGGGACAAGCTTCGACAGGCGCTTGCGCAGGCCAACTTGTTCGAGCAGGGCGAATCGGAGCCAGCCCGGCCTCAGACTAGTGAGCCTGAAACCGACGACCAGGACGAAGAGAGCAATTCCCCGGCCCCTGTGTCTGTTCCGGTCAAGCGCAACGACCCACCGCCACCACCGCCGGCTCCACGAGCCGTGCCCCAACCTATGCAACGCCGCAGCTCCAGCAGCGGCTACCTGAAGAGACGCTGACATGGCCTACACAAAAGCACACCTCGACGCTGTCGAGCGGGCGATTGCGCGCGGAGAAAAGATCGTTCGCTACTCGGATCGCACCGTCGAGTATCGAACGGTGGACGAGCTGATCAAGGCTCGCGACCTTATCCGCACTGAGCTGACGAATGCCGCCGGGCCACGTTCGCGCGTAGTGCGCGTATTTCACGGAGGCAAGGGACTGTGAGCGGACGCTACTTGTCCCTCGGTCGTTCGGGGATCTTGGTGCCCGAACGGATCAAGGCCAGCTACGAAGGCGCCGCTGAGGGACGGCGCTCATCGGGATGGGATGCGCCGGACACCGGCGTGAACAGCCTGATCATGCCGGCCTTGCGCAACCTGCGCTCCCGCTCTCGCAGTGCGGTACGCAATGACCCCTACGCCGCTAACGTCATCGACAAGCGCGTCAGCAATCTGATCGGTACCGGCATCACGCCGCACCCAAGGTTGCTGGACAAAGCAATCCGCAAGGTGATGCAGGAGCTGTGGGAGGACTGGGTGGATGAGGTGGATGCCGATCAACTCACAGACTTCTATGGCTTACAGGCGCTGGTAGCACGCACGGTAGAGCAATCGGGTGAATGCTTCATTCGCCTGCGCCCGCGCCGGCTGGAGGATGGCTACGCGGTGCCGCTGCAGCTGCAGTGCCTATCGCCGGAGTTTGTCCCCCACGACAAGTTCGAAATGACCCGCTTCGGCAACGTCATACGGGCCGGCATCGAGTTCAACGCTATGGGCCGGCGGGTGGCGTACTGGTGCCATCGCAACCACCCCAGCGATAAGACCTCGCTGAATGTGGGCTACAACCAGTTGGTGCGGATTCCGGCGGAGCAGATGCTGCACGTATTCGAGCCCCTGGAGCCCGGCCAGCTTCGCGGCGTGCCGCGTTTGGCTCCTGTCTTGAAGCGTCTACGCAGCCTGGACAACTTCGACGACGCGGTGCTGTTTCGCCAAGAGGTAGCCAACTTGTTTGCCGGTTTCGTTCGCAAGCCAGCGCCGGATGGCCCGCCGCAACTCGATCCGCTCACCGGGGCACCGGTCAAGTACGACCGCGACGGCTTCACCCCGATGGTGGGACTGGAACCTGGCACGATGCAGGAGCTGCTGCCTGGTGAGCAGGTCGATTTTTCGGACCCGCCGGACGCCGGCAACAACTACCCAGACTTCATGCGGCAGCAACTGATGGCTGCTGCCGCCGGCTCGGGGCTGCCTTACGAACTCATGACCGGCGACATGCAAGGCGTGAACGACCGCGCGATCCGCGTGGTACTGACCGAGTTTAGGCGCCGCCTGGAGCAGCTCCAGTTCCAGGTGTACGTCCATCAGTTGTGTCGGCCGGTGCGTAAAGCCTGGTTGGACATGGCTGTGCTTGCCGGGGCGCTCGACCTGCCGGACTACGCGCAGCGGCGCCGCGAGTACCAGCGTACTCGTTGGGTACCTCAGGGCTGGGCCTATATCCACCCGGTGCAGGATGTCCAGTCACGCAGCATGGAGATCGCTGCGGGCTTCGCATCGCGAAGCGAGGTGTGCCTGCGCAACGGTACGGACGCGGAGGTGGTCGACGAAGAGAACGCCGCCGATATCGCCCGGGCAAAGGCTCTGGGCCTCAACTACAGCAGCTTGTCGGCCGTCGAGGATGACCCTGATGAGTCCGGCGACAAGGGGAAGAAATGAAAAAGCTGATGCCGTTTCGCATCTACAACATGGCGTCCTCGGTGCAGCAGGTCGCAGACCAGCACTGGTACAGGATCAGCGCGGCGGCTGAGGGACAGGGCGATACCCAGGCCGATGCCACTCCCATCGAGATCTATATCTACGGTGAAATCGGGGGCTGGGGCATCACCGCGAACGAATTCATTCAGGACCTGAAGGCGATCGATGACGGTATTTCCCCGGTGGTGGTGGCGTTCAACACCATCGGCGGCGATCTGTTCGACGGGTTGGCTATTCACAACGCGCTAAACCGGTTGGGTGAGCGCTGTACCGCGCGTGTTGATGCTCTGGCGGCCAGCGCAGGAAGCGTCGCTGCCTGCGGCGCTCACCGCTTGGTGATGGCTTCGAATGCGATGCTGATGGTGCACAACCCGTGGACCTGGACCAGCGGTGATGCCGAGGACTTGCGCCGGGTGGCTGGCGTCCTGGACCAGACTTTCGAGGCGATCATCGCGGCATACAAGGCCAAGGCGCCGGGCATTGACGATGCCGAGCTGCGCCGTATGGTCAACGCTGAAACCTGGTTGACTGCCCAGGAAGCCCTCGCGCTGGGCCTGGCTGACGAAGTGGGCAACGGGGTCGAGGTCAAGGCGTGCCTTGGCCAGGGCGCTGCGATGCAGCGGTACCGTCAGACACCCAAGGCGCTGCTGGATCAGTTGGCCGACCAGCCGGAGGCAACGGGTGGCAAGCCGGCAACACCGCCTGACCTGACAGCCGCTGACCCAGGCGACTCTACTGCGCTGGCTTTGATGATCGCCCAGGACTGCGCCAAGGCGGGAATCAGCAATCTGGTCGAGCCGTTGATCGCCTCCACCAAACTGGCCGACAAGGCCACGGTGCAGGCTGCCTTGACGCGTGCCAAGGGTGTCCGTGATCTCTGCGTAGCCGCTCGGCTGCCAGAGCTAACCGTTGAATTTGTGCAGGCCGGCCTGGAGCCTGATGCGGTGCGGGCGCGGCTTTTCGAGAAGCTGGTCAGCTCCGGCAAGGGTTTTGAGATCGACAACAGCCTGCCGCCGGCCGATGACGAGCCAGAGAAGGTCAAGGCGCAGTTACCCAATCCATCCAGCATCTGGGCTGCCCGCCGGCAGGCCGCCAATAAAGGAGCACGACCATGAGTAACATCCGCCAGGAGCCGGTTCACACCGGTGAATTCCTGCTTTCCGAAGGGCCGGGAAAGATCTCTCGCGAAGCCATCAATGTCGCTGCCGGTCCTGGTCTGGTAGCTGGCCAAGTGCTTGGTCTGGTAACGGCCAGCAGCGAATTCACTGCCTACGACCCCGCTGCAGAAGACGGCAGCGAAAAAGCCGTGTGCATTCTCTACGCCTCCCTCGGCGAGTCCGAAACCGTTCGGCGTGGCCGCGCGGTGGTGCGGCTGGCCGAGGTCAGTGAGGCCCTGCTGACCGGCATCGACGCTGATGCGGAACAGGCCTTGGCAGCGCATTTCATCATCCTGCGCTGACCCGACTCTCTCTCACCCCAACCCCGCCCTGAGCGGGGTTCTTACTTTTTGGAGTACCTCATGGCTGAGATTGCCATTTTCCAAGACGACGCTTTCGGCGTTGCAGCCCTGACAGCTGCTATCAACGAGCAGGAGTACGTGCCAGGGCGCCTTGCGGCTCTTGGCCTGTTCCAGGAGGAGGGTGTCGCCACCCTTACCGTGCAGATCGAGAAGGACGGTGACACGCTCGCCCTCGTGCCGGCGGGGGAGCGCGGCACCTCTGGCCTGGTGGTGGGCGGTAGCAAGCGCACGCTGATCCCGTTCAACACTGTTCACCTGCCGCAGCGCTTTGCGATCAAGGCAGACGAGATCCAGGGTATTCGCGCGTTCGGCACGCTGACGGAGCTGCAGGCCGTACAGGATGTGGTCAACAAGCGTCTTGCCAAGGCGAAACGCCAACTGGATGCCACTCACGAATTTCATCGGATGGGGGCCATCAACGGCAAGGTGCTGGACGCAGACGGTTCTTCGGTGCTGCTGGATATCTACAAGGTTTTCGGGGTGTCGCAGCAGAAGCAGTCGATGGGGCTGAATGACCCGAACGCCAACATTCAGGTGCAGTGCGTGGACGCCCTGGACATGCAAGAAGACGCGCTCGGCAACGTAACCACCACCGGTGCCCGCGCTTTCTGCGGCAAGACCTTCTGGAAGAAACTCATCGCCCACTCTTCGGTTGTCGATACCTACAAGGGTAGCCAGCAGGCCGCAGCGCTTCGGGGCGACGGGCGTGAAACGTTCGAGTTCGGTGGAATCAGCTGGGAGCGTTACCGGGGCAAGGTAGCGGGTGTCCCATTCGTCCCTGACGATGAAGCGCGCCTGGTGCCCGAGGGGGTTTCTGAACTGTTCCTGTCGGTCTACGCGCCTGCAGATTACATGGAAACCGTCAACACCGAGGGCTTGCCGTATTACAGCAAGCTCGAGGAGATGGCCTTCGGTAAGGGCGTTGCGGGTGAGGCTCAGTCCAACCCGTTGCACATCTGCACGCGTCCCCGTGCAGTTATCCGCCTGACCGCCTGATCATGGGCTTCCGCGACCTAATCGACGACGTGGACGAGGTGGTGTTCGACGTCCTAGGCGATCTTGCGCATATCGAAGGTCGCGAGGTACTCGGCATGTTCTCGGCGCCGTGGCTGCAGCCCAAGCTCGGCCAGATCAATACAGGCCTGCGTGAGCCGCACCTGGTCATCCGCGTTGGCGACAACGCGGGTGTCGATACGCGGCAGAGCGTGATGATCGATCTGCCGCCCGAGGACGGTGGTGGCAACTTCATCATCACGCGCATAGAGCCAGGCGGCGACGGCCTGGTGACGCTCGTTCTGAGGAAAACACCATGACTGTAGGCAGCTATCACAAGTTGTCAGCCAGTGCAGGGCTGCTGACCCTGCAGATGCGCCCGGAAGACGTCAAGGGCTTCGAGGACTTCGCCAAGCTAGTGCCCAAGGCCATGGCTGCAGCTCAACGACGGGCCATCAACAAGACGCTTCGCTGGCTTCGCGGGCAGGTTGCGCGGGAGGTGGGGCGGCAAGAGCGAATCGCCATCGCGGCAGTGAGACAGCGGCTTAAGGCCTTCCCGATGGGCAGTAACGGGCAAGGCAAGCTGTGGTTCGGCATTCGTCCCATCGAAGCCAGCCGCGCTGGTCGTCCTCGGCAAACACGAACCGGTGTGTCGGTGGCTGGGCGCCGGTACCAGGGGGCGTTCTACCAGCAGGTATACGGTGGCAAGCCCGATATCTGGATTCGCACAGCCAGCAAGCACTTCGATGCTGCCGACTACCCGGATAGCGACGTCTCTGGCGGTCGTGGTCGCCGGTCCGGCTGGGTTTCAGAGAACGACAGTCGCTTCCCACTGGCGAAGGCAAAAATCTCGCTCGATGACGTTCGACCTCACTTCGAAGTGTGGACTAACCGGGCTCACGATCGATTGAAGGTGGTCCTGGAGCAAGAGCTGAACTTTGAACTGCAGAAGTATTTGCGGAGAACAGGCAATGGTTGATGACCCAATACCTCTCGCTGGGATCTACGCGGCGATTGAGCAACACATCAGTGAAGCCATCCCGGGCCTCGCCTATGTCGGCACCATGCCGGACGGGATAGAGGTCGTGCCGATGCCAGCGGTAGTGCTGGAGTTGGCTGGCCTTGAGAGTGCGGACAAAGATCCTGGTACAGGTGAAACTGCCGTCGATGCTCGCTTCGAAGCGCGTGTGATTGTTGGTGTAGAGGTCCCCAACTGCTTGCATGTGGTCGCGTTCGCTGCGGCACAGCTGGCGGTCCTGCTACGGATGCAGTCCTGGGGCTTGGCGGTTGATTTTGCTCAGTTCGTGCGGGCGGAGCGGGACTGGAGCCGGCCCGAGCTGGATAGTTATGCGGTCTGGGTGGTTGAGTGGACCCAGGTGATCTATCTGGGAGAGGAAGAGTGGCCGTGGCCCCGAGAGCCCGGCCCGCTGGTGGTCGCCTTCGATCCTGATGCTGGACCCGGCAACGAGCATCACTACCAATCACCTGAGGACCTGGGGTGAGTTATGCGAGCGCCGAGCACGACCGAATGCTGGCCGGTGTCGTGATCAAGGGTTATGTCGTGGCGGTCGACCTGGAAGCTGGCCGGCTACGGATGTCAGACGGTACCGGCTGGAGCAGTGCCTGGGTGCGTTGGCACTCGTTGGCTGCTGGTAAGGCGCGACACTGGCGAGCACCAAGCTTGGGAGAGCAGGGCGCGCTGATCAGTCCTAGCGGTGACCCCGCTCAGGGCACTTTTATTCCCGGCCTGTACGGCAACGCCGGCGAGCGCCCGGACAACCGCGACCATGTCGAGGTGTGGCGCTTCGATGATGGCGGGTCCCTGGTCTACGACTGGGCGGCCAATAGCTACACCATCAAGCTGCCTACCGGCACGGTCAACATCGAGGTCGGCAGCAGCAAGGCGGTACTGACTGACGACGCGATCACCGCCAAGTCGACCGCGATCAGCGCCGAAGCCGAAACCATCGCGGCAAGGGCAACCCTGATCACCCTGCAGGGCGACGTGCAGATAACTGGCCAGCTCGTAGTCGCAGGCAACATTCTCGGTGGTGGCAGCATCATCGATACCACAGGCAACACAGCCAATCACAAACACTGACGGCCCGCTTTAGCGGGCTTTGTCTTTTCTGGAGCACCACTTTATGGCGGGCAAGAAAACTGCTGCGGATGACGCGGCAACGGATGCGGGCGTATCCGCAGTTGTACCTGATCCTAGTGCCGATGTTGTGTCGTCGGCACCTCTTGGCGTGACCTTCACCGATAGCGCCTACACCTCGCGCTCGCTGTTCCAGCAGGCCGGCGATGACCTGCGCGAGTTCAAGGTGCTGGCCGGTCGCGTGACCGTTCAGGCCCACGACGACGAGGCGCTGGCGTTCTTGGGTGGCCACCCCGACCTGCAGCGCCTGGACGGCTAACCATGATTGGCGTGGACCGGCGAACCGGCCAGCCACTTTCGGGCCTCGATCACCTGAAACAGTCGATTGAGGACATTTTGACCACGCCCTTGGGTACCCGGCGCATGCGGCCGGAATACGGCAGCAACCTGCGCCGCTTCGTCGATATGCCGGTTAACGAGGGCTGGAAAAGCGCCGTGCAGGCCGAGGTGGCGCGCGCCTTGGGCCTTTGGGAGCCGCGCATTCGTCTGGAGCGGGTGCAGGTCGTTTCAATCGTCGGCGGCCAGATCGGCCTGCTGCTGACCGGTCAGTACCTGGGCAACGCTGCTGTCGTGGAGGTAAGCGCATGATTGACCTTTCTTTGCTCCCGCCGCCCGATGTGGTGGAAACCCTTGAGTTTGAGGCGATTTATCAGGAGGTGGTGGGCGTTTTCCGCAGCCACATGGGCGACCAGTGGACGGCGCTGCTGGAGTCCGACCCGGTCGTCAAAATAATGGAGACCATTGCCTACCGCGAGCTGCTAATGCGCGCACGGGTCAACTCGGCGGCCAAGGCCAGCTTGTTGGCTTATGCCAAGGGTGCCGACCTGGACAACCGCGCCGCCGACTACGGTGTGCAGCGGTTGACCATCCGCGCGGCCGATCCTGATGCGGTGCCGCCGGTGGCGGCCGTCATGGAAGACGACGAGGCGCTGCGCTACCGCACGCGGCTCTCGCTTGAGGCGCTGTCCGTTGCCGGCAGCCGTGGCGCGTATGAGTACCACGGCCTGACAGCCTCGGCCGAGCTGGCCAACGTGTCGGTCGATTCGCCCCGGTTTTCCGGGGTGGCGCTCGACGCCGCGGTTAAAGCGTTGCTGCCGGCCGGGGCCATTGTGGTGGTCTGTGACTACGACGCCGGGCTGGATAAGCCACTGCCCGGCGACGTGTCGCTGGCCATTCTGCCAAGGCTGGATAGCACTTCGCTGCCGGCCAAGCTGGTGGCCACGGTGCAGGCGGCGCTGTCGGCCGAGAGCGTGCGGCCGGTCACCGACCGACCGCGCGTGCAGGCAGGTGCGCCGACCGACTTCAAGGTGCAGGCCGCCCTGCACGTCGAGGCCGGGCCAGATCCGGCGGTAGTCAAAGCGACCGCCCGCAAAGGCCTGGAAGCGGCCATTGCTGAGGCCAGGCGGCTGGAGGGGCAGTTGCCGCTGTCGGCCATCTACGCGGCGTTACACGTAACGGGCATTAGCCAGGTTGACCTGGTGCATCCTGTTGCAGGCGTCGTGTGTGACAAGCGGCATTACCCCAACTGTACTTCAATCGCGCTGACCACTGAGGTGGCAACGTGAGCCTGTTACCGCACAACGCCACGTTGCTGGAGCGCGCCCTGGAGCGGGCTAGCGAGCAGGGCATAGACCCGGAAATCATCCGGGGTGTGGCCGACTCGGCGCGCTGCCCGCCGGACTTCCTGCCCTGGCTCGGCTGGGCCTGGAAGGTCGAAGGCTGGGAGGCGGCCAACACCAACGCACAGCGCCGCGAGCTGGTCCGCGAGGCGATCCCGGTCCACAAGACCAAAGGCACCGTCGGTGCAATCCGGCGGGTGCTCAAGGCGGTGCGGGTCAACGCGGATTTCAAGGAATGGCACCAGATCCCGAACGCGGCCCCGTACACGTTCCAGGTCACGGCCTGGGCGAACGAGAACCGCGAGGGGGAGGGCTCGATTATCTCGCCGCAGTTGGGCGAGCGTCTGCGCGCCCTGGTCGACGCGGCCAAGAACGAGCGCAGCCACTACGAGTTCCGCTTAGGCGCGCGATTCGACGGTGGGCTAGTGCTGGCCAATGCCTCTCGATCCCGCGCGCTGCAGCGCCGAACGGCTGAGGCCCAAGGGGTACCGGTTGACATCTCTGAACAGCGTTTGCTGTTTGCCAATGCCACAAACGTGCTGGGCGTGGATCGACAGTTTGTCGAAGCGCAAAGCGAACCTATTCATTCAGAAACGGGCCTGCAGGTCGCTGGTGTGACCCGCTCCCGCGCTGTCGTGCGCGTCTCGATGGAGGCTGTTCTATGAGTACCCCATTACAACCCCTGATCACCAAGGCCGGCTTGGCGGCAATTCTGCGTGCGGACAATACCGGCATCGCCGCGCAGATTACCCATATCGCCCTGGGCACCTCGGGCTACAGCCCCGACGCGAGTTTCAAAAGCCTGCAGAACGAGGTAGCCCGTTACCCCGTCGCGGGCGGCGAGCGCCTGAGCAGCACCTTGCTACACATCGTCGCTCTGGCCGACGGCAGCACGGCTCACTGGGTGCGCGAGATTGGCTTTCTGCTAAGCGACGGCACCCTGTTTGCGGTGTGGTCGCACCCGACTACGCCACTTGCCTACAAGTCGGCCGACACCGACTTGCTGTTGGCCTATGACCTGTCGGTGGCAGCGCTGCCGGCCAACAGCGTGACCATCGTCAGCACCGAGGCAGGGCTAAGTCTGAGCTTGGCTGCACCGATGGCCGCCCAGGCAGCGGCAGTCATGGCCGAGCAAATGCGCGGCCTGCTGCAACAGGATCAGCTCGACCAGCAGGCCGAAAAGCAGCGCATTGCGGGGCTGCAGCTGGCCAACCTGACGCCTCGGCTCAAAGACACCGAGCAACGCCTTAACGTGGACCGTGAGGCGACGCAAAGCGCTCTCGCGGTCCAGGCGGCGGCGGTGATTTCCCTACAAACCCTGGTTGTTCAAAACATTTATGGAGCCTGACTATGAGTCTTGAAAGCGATATCGCCAATATGCTGGCCAAGGCCGACACCTTGATCACCTACTTTGGCGGCAAGAAAGCCGATATTGATGCAGCGGTGGCCAGGGCGCTGGCGGCGATCCCGGCGAGCAACAAGAGCTTTTATATCAATGCGCTCACGGGCGTTGACACCAACGACGGCACGGCCGACAAGCCACTTAAGACGCTGGAAAGGGCTATTGCGAACACGCCCTTTGGCGGCACCCTGACCGCGTACCTGCAATCCGATTATGTGGCAGGCGCCAACGTCACGCTTGATAGCCGCTTCTTGCACCTGCGCTCTGACGTGGCCGGCACCAAGCGTAAAGTCACCTCGAATTACTTCCAGAACAGTGACGGGACCTCCACCCACATGGCGGGCATTGTGCTGTTCAACGGTGCGCAGGTCATGTCGTCGGACGTTACCTTTGTATTCCCGTCGCCCGCCGGCCAGGTTATCCCGCCGAGTGGCTTCACCAATTCATTCTTCAAGACCCAGTCCAATGGCGGCAACGTGAGCGTGGGCGTCAAGCTGAGTTCGTGCGAGATTTTGGCGGCATCGGATTGGGCGGGCTGGGTGGTGGGTTCACCTAACAGCGCGGTGATTTTTGAAACGCTGACAACGTCGTTCCCGGCCAGCTTTGGCGGTCGGTATGTGTATGGCGTGGCCGCCGGTACCAACCCGGCCACCTTGGCAAACATTCTGACCAACCTTCCGACTCTGTGAGGACCTAATGCAAACAACCAACCTTTCCGTCGATTTCGGCGGCAATACCCTGGTGGGTTACACCTTTTCGGATCTGCCCATTGGGGCAGCCTTGATTGTCGCGTGCCAGCAGATCGACCAAGCCGCCGATCAGGCGCGCCGCGCCGTGCTGGGCGACACACTACGCGCCCTGGAGTACCAAACGGCCGCTCTGGAGGCCGAAGCCTTCGCCCAAGGCGGTTACGCCGGCGATGTGCCGCCAACGGTGCAAGCGTGGATGGACGCGGCCGAGCTGGACGCCCAAGCGGCAACCGACAGCATTCTGGCCGAGGCGGCCGCCTGGAAAGGCGCGCTGTACAAGATTCGTGCGGCGCGCTTGAAGGGCAAGCAGGAGGTGCGCAAGCGCGGTACCCACAGCGCGGCCGAAGCCTCCGCAGATGAAGCAATTACCGCGATTCTGGCCGGTATTCAAGGCGTCGGTAACGCCAACTAAATTCACCTCGAACCGTAAACCTCAAGGGCCGCTATGCGGCTTTTTTTGTGCCTGGAGGGCACGCATGAATCGAACCCACTTTGAGCACGTCCTTGCGGCGCTGCTGATCATGGGCGCCCTGTGGGGCGTCCTGGCCCTACTGGGCGTGCCTGCTGGCCATTGGGCCGGCGCCGCTGCCGGCGTCTTCTTCTTTGCCGGCCGCGAGTACACCCAAGGCGAGCGCAACCTGGCGCACGTCGAGTCGGTGCACCTGGCGAATCTGCGCTGGTATGACGGCCTGCGCATTTGGCGATGGACCGTAGACGGTCGCCTCGACTTCTTCTGCCCACTGGTGGCCTGCCTGACCGTGGCGTTGCTGGTCCAGGTGCTGCAGATCCTGCAGCGCTGACAATTTCCTTTCTTCCACCCTCGGGCCGCGCACGACGCGGCCCTGTGCTTTCTGGAGTTTCAAATGGCTGGATTCTTTCACGGCGTTACCGTAACGAACGTCGACAGCGGTGCGCGAAACGTCTCGCTTCCGTCGTCCTCAATCATTGGCCTGGTCGACACTTTCACCGAGGGCGCCGGCGCCACGGCCAAGGCTGGCGACCTGGTACTGATCACTAACGAGCGTGAGGCGGTCGCCGCATTCGGTGCCACTTCTGCGATCACCAAGGCCTGCCAGGCCATCTATGCCCGCTCCAAGGCGGTGATCGTCGCCACCGGCGTGGCCAAGGTGGTCGACGGTGCCGCGCAAACTTCCGGGATCATCGGCGGGGTGCAGGCCAGCGGCAAGCGTACCGGCCTGCAGGCGCTGCTGGATGGCAAGAGCCGTTTCAACGCCCAGCCGCGCCTGATCATTGCGCCCAAGCATAGCGCGACCCAGGCGGTGGCCACCGCCATCGACTCGATTGCCACCAAGCTGCGAGCGGTCGGGATCATCGACGGCCCCGGTACCACCGACGAGGCGGCCACCACCTACGCCAAGCTGTTCGGCTCCAAGCGCCTGTACATGGTCGACCCCGGCGTGCAGCTGTGGGACACCGTTACCAGCGCGACCATCGACGCGCCGGCCTCGGCCTGGGCGGCCGGCGTGTTCGCCTACACCGACAGCGAATACGGTTTCTGGTCGTCGCCTTCGAACAAGGAGTTTGTCGGCATCACTGGCACCACCCGTGCCATTGAGTACCTGGACGGCGACGAGACGTGCCGGGCCAACCTGCTCAACAACGCCAACATTGCGACCATCATCCGTGACGACGGTTTCCGCCTGTGGGGCAACCGGACGCTGTCGAGCGATTCGAAATGGGCGTTTGTCACCCGCGTGCGGACCATGGACATGGTCATGGACGCGATTCTGTACGGCCACAAGTGGGCGGTGGACCGGGGCATTACCTCGACCTACATCCGCGATGTGACCGAGGGCCTGCAGGCCTTCATGCGCGACCTGAAAGCCCAGGGCGCAATCATCAACTTCGAGGTTTACGCCGATCCGGTGCTCAACACGGCCAGCCAGCTGGAGCAGGGCAAGGTGTATTGGAACATCCGTTTCACCGACGTTCCGCCGGCTGAAAACCCGAATTTCCGTATCGAAGTCACCAATCAATGGCTGACAGAAGTCCTCGATCAAGTCGCGTAAGGAGCGCACCACATGGCAATGATTCCCGAAATTCTGGCCAACATGAACCTGTTTGTGGACGGTGTCAGCTTCCAGGGCGACGTGCCCAGCCTGACCTTGCCCAAGCTCACGTTGAAGATGGAGGAGCACCGTCCAGGTGGCATGGACATGCCTATCGAGATGGACGTGGGTATGGAGAAGATGGAGTCCAACTTCACCACCACTGGCGTGCGCAAAGAGTCGCTGAAGTTCTACGGCCTGGCTGACGGTAGCGCCTTCAACGGTACGTTCCGGGGCTCGTTCAAGGGCCACAAGGGCGAAACGAAGCCGGTGATTGTCACGCAGCGCGGCACCCTGAAAGAGCTGGATATGGGTGACTGGAAACCAGGTGACAAGGCCGAGCTCAAGCACGCAGTGGCGTTGACCTACTACAAGCTGGAAGTCGGCGGGGAGGTCATCTACGAGATCGACCCGATGGCCATGAAGCGCGTTATCAACGGCGTCGACCAGCTGGCTAGCCAGCGCCGCGACCTCGGCGTGTAATCCCTTCAGCCCTTTCTCACACCCTTTTCAAGGTATCAATCCATGACCAAGCCACTGCCCAAGTTCATCATGCTGGAAGCCGACCGCGTCACCGTAACGCTCACCAGCCCGGCCGAGCTCAACGGCGTTCAGCAGGACCACGTCACCTTGCGCGCGCCGACTGTGCGCGACATCCGCAACTCGACCAAAACCTCTGACGGCGACGACGAGCAGCGCGAACTGAACCTGTTTGCCTCCCTGGCCGAGGTTCACGTCAAAGATCTAGAGGGCCTCACCTACAAGGACTACAACCGCCTGGCCACGGGCTACAACTTTCTGGTGCGAGACGACGAGCTTTAATCCGGCCACGCAAAAGCAAGCGGCCAAGCGACTTGCGGCTGAGCTGAACTTCTCGGCAGCAGAGATCCAGACCATGTCCTACGCGGACATGGT